TCAGCGTTACCTCTTTGCAGTCGCCAATGCTCCAATAGTTCGCACCGTCACCTTTGTCAGATACCTCTCTAATTTTCGCCCAATCGTTGTCATTCAACGTAGGTGACACAAAAGCAAGGGTCACATCATAACTGTCCGTAAAAGTGACGCTTTTCGTATTGGACGTTTCCCCACCCAGCGTAGCCTTGACGCTCCATGTACCGGCCTCCGGAACAATAATCGTGCAAACTCCGTTGACCGACGTACCGCTCACGGTATTGCTCCCCTTTGTCGCCGTCACCGCTGCCCCAGAGGTAACGCTTACCACAATTTTCAGCTCTGTACCGGTCTGAATGGCCTGAATGGCGGAGATAAAACCGGATGGGAATTGCAGATCGGCGCTGGTGTTGCCCTTTGTCCGGATCGCGTCCGCGACCTGCGTCAGCTTCGAATCCAGCGACGCCGAATCAACGACCTTGTCATACGCCATCAGTACGCACCTCCGCTCCACGTCGGCAGCGCCGCCAGCACGTCATTGACCATGCTCTTCTGCTCTGCCGCCGTCCAGTAATCCATCCCCTTCACCGGCGTGTGACCGGCGGGGCCTTGCGGGCCGGTCGCGCCCTGTTCTCCCTGCGGCCCCTGTGCGCCCTTTGGCCCCTGCGGCCCCTCCGGGCCGGTCTCGCCGGTCGCGCCCTGCAAGCCCTGCGGCCCTCTCGGCCCCGTCTCGCCCTGTGGGCCTTTGATGTTCACCGAGGCAGGATTGGTCTTCCCGCCGTCGTTCGTCCAGCTGAGCGTCCCGTCCGCTGATACGGAAGGCGTGAACGTCGCGCCCGTCGCGCCGGGCGCGCCAGCCGCACCGGGGCTGCCGTCTTTGCCCGGCTCGCCCTTTTCCCCGGTGTCGCCCTTTTCTCCCTGAACGCCCTGTTCTCCCTTTTCGCCGCGAGATGGTTTGCCGGTGTCGGTGCTGCCCAAGAACCAGTTGCCGTTTGCTCCAATCGTCGGAGTGATGCCGTCCGCGCCGGGTGCACCGGCTGCGCCGGTTGCGCCTTTTTCGCCCTGTACACCGGGGTCTCCCTTTTCACCTTTCGCACCAGCATCACCTTTCACGCCCTGTGGCCCTCGCAGACTGCCGGAGGAGTAGTGCGCGCCGGACGTCAGATTGACGGTCATAACATCGTCGTCAAACGTCACATTCGCCACGCCGACGCCGGTGTCGCCCTTCGCGCCTTGCAGCGGGCCGTTATTTTTCCAGGTCTTGCTCACGCTATCATAGATGTAGATGTCGTAGGGTTCCGCCGTGCCGACGCCGTAGGCCATACCAGCCTCTGGGTTCGCCACCGCAGCGCTCAGTGCCGCAGCGGTCGCGTAGTATCCTAGCACTTTAAATCCGGAGCCTGTATCGCCCTTCGGCCCCTGCGGGCCTCTTGGCCCGGTCTCCCCCTGTGGGCCTGTCGCGCCTTGCGGGCCTGTCGCGCCCGTCGCGCCAGTTTCGCCCTTCTCGCCTTGGATGCCTTGCAATCCGCGCTCGCCCTGGATGCCCTGTTCGCCCCGAATTCCTTGGATGCCCTGCTCGCCCTGGTCTCCCTTGTCTCCCTTGGCTCCGCGTGAGGGTTTCCCGGTGTCGGTTGTCCCGAGATACCAGTTTCCATTCGCGCCAATCGTCGGCGTCGTTCCGTCCGTGCCGGGGTCTCCCTTGGCTCCTGTGTCGCCCTTTTCGCCTTTCTCGCCGCGCTCACCTTGCAGTCCTTGCGCTCCCTGCTCTCCTTGCGCGCCGGTCGCGCCGGTGTCGCCTTTGTCGCCTTTGTCCCCTTTTTCGCCCTTTGCGCCCGTTGCGCCAGTGTCTCCCTTGGCCCCGGTGTCGCCCTTCTCGCCTTTCGCGCCAGTGTCTCCCTTCGGCCCCTGCGGCCCCATGACGGAACCCATGTCCAGCTCTTTTCCGTCCGTCAGCGTAAAGATCAGATGGCCGTCCGCCTCGCGGACTTCAATGCCCTTCACGCCTCGCGAGGTCTGCCCGCTCAACGTGATCAAAATACTGTTCGGAATTTCAACCTTCACTGTCTCACCTCATTCTACCCGGACTTTGTTGTCCCGCGCCAGCGTCGTCCGGTCTCCGTGCGAAAATTCCACGTCGTAGGTGTATCTGCCCTTCGGGAACTTCGCGCTGATCTCCGCGTCGACCACAAGCGTCACCTGATTGTTCGCGACGTTCGAAAACGTCTTGCTCCAAACCTCCGCCCGCGTGTCGTCGCGGAACGTGATCTTCACCGTGTCCGTCGCCCCAATGTCCACGGCCGCTCCGTCCTGATCGACAAGATCCGCCTGAATGACGACGCTGAATGTGTCTCCGGCATACCAACACAGCACGCCGTTCGAGATTCGCGGGCTTGCGTATGCCCCCGGAATTGGAATTCCCATTTTCATCAACTCCTTTCCCTCAGTGTAACAGCTCCACCCAGCAGATTCACCCCACGCAGCACTTGACGGCTCCGCCCTCCGCGCGCTATACTGTTCTTATCTCAAACAGGAGGGCCACAATATGCTGGATGCACAAGACCGCAAGGAAATTGCCGAACTCATGCACGTCATCGTCGAGAGTGAGATCATCCCGAAGCTCAATCTGCTCGTCGAAGGCCAACAGACTCTGCTCGAAACGCTCGCCCCGAAAAGCCGCGTGGAAGAGCTGGAGGAAGAGGTCGATTTCCTGAAATCCATTATCAAGCTGCACAGCGAGCAGATCGCTGAACTAAAAAAAGCCCAGTAAAAAACCGGAGCGGTCATCCCGCTCCGGTCTTTTGTTACTTGTACGGATTGTTTTCTTCCTTCCAGTCCTTGTTGCAGCTTCGCCAGATGGCCGCTTTCTCTGCCTTCGGAATGTCCAACTGATCGAGCGCCGCGTTCACCCGCTCCTGCGACACGCTCTGCGTCCCGTATGCGCCGAAGTACGCCTTTCGGAACGCGACATAGTCCGAATGGGAAACGCCCTGCTCTTCCAGTGCATCCATCTTCCCGCGCTCCGTATCGTCGGCCAGCGCATTATAATAATACGCCGTCTTCCCTTCCTCCGGCAGATCGTAGGCAAACAGCATCGTGAGCTTCGCCTCCTTGCTATCCAGCTTCTTCATCGCTCCGACGAAGGTATAGCTGTCCCGCTGATCCGCTCCGGCTGCGGTCATCTCCTGATAGGCCGCCGTCTCCTTCGCGCTCAGATTTTTGAATCCGCTCTCGATCCATCCCTGCGCTTCCTCCGTTGCCGTCTTGCCAAAGAGCAGCGCCTGCGCCAGATTCTTTGCCATCTCGCCCGGCTTGTCATTGTAGATCGGATATTGCAGAATGTCGCGGCCTTCGTTGTCCGCCTTGTAGCTGCCGCCCTGCATGACGGCCTGCGCGCCCTGTGCCATCTTCTTGATCTGCCCGCCGCCGAATGGCAGCGCCAGATAGGCCGCCGGGTTTGCCAGCTCGTTCACCACCGTCTGCACTTTCTTCTTCGGGGCAATGTCCTCGTTGCTGGCAAGCAATGCCTTTTCGATGTTCCCGATGTTCGGAATGGCCGACGAAACCGCAATGCGTCCGCCGTCGATCTCCAATCCCAACTTCTCATCCAGTCCGAGCACCGTGAGCATCTGCGTGCCCGGCAGTTCGCTGACGAGGTTTCCGCCGAGATTTTTGATCGCCTGATACGTCCCCGGCTTCTCCTTCGTGAACTCCCACCGGCCCGAGAGCGCCGACTGCACCGTGTTCGGCAGCTGATACCCTGTGAAATCTCCCACGCTGTCATTGAGGATGTCCAGCGGATCGAGCGCCGCGCGTCTGCCGGCAATGGCCTCATAGACCTCATTATAGAGCCACGCGCCGATCAAAAACTTAAAGAGTGCCTTTGCAAGCTGCGCCACGCCCTTCTTTCGCTCCTGCGGGATCATGTCCTTGAAGATCCAGCTTAGTTCGTTGTTGACCTCCAACTGGAACTGCGTAAAGAGCTTGATGATCGGATTTCGCGCCGAGTAGATCGTCGGCGTCGCGCCTTTGCTACGGTCAGCCATGATGTTTGCCGCGAACTGGTCTGCCTCCTGCATCGCGTTCACCTCGCTCATGCCAAGCCGGAGGTTTTGCAGATACCGTGCCCGGACGACGCTTCCGGTCGTGAATCCGTCGACGGCTTCCATCAAAAATGCCGCCTTTTCCGAAACCTTGTCCATGGTCGACATCGCGAGCCGCCCATATCCGCTGCGGTTGTGGATGAAGGTTGAAGCCGCGTCTAATCCGTCCGCCGTCTTGTAGTTTTGCAGCGTTTGCCACATCCCGTGCAGCATATCCGCCGATGACACTTGGCTCCATGCCTGCGTCAGCGGAATGAAGTTCGTCAGCGCCGAGCCGATGTTCGCCGCCACCATGTTTGCGCCCACGCGGGATTCAAAGGCTTTGCAGACGTTGTAGAATTTCCGCCCCAGCATCTTCTCCATGCCGCGGTCGATCCGCGACTTCTTCCCGGCGAGCAGATTCGTGTATTCGTCCAGCTCCGCCACGAAGTTTGAAAGGGCAAACGGCGCGTCCTTCATTGCCTGCGCCACCCGCTCGTTTGCTTCATCCGGCGTCAGCGTCGGGTCTTGCAGGATGCGGTCGATCTGCTTGCGCACACCCTCGTCGCTCGCGCGGTAGCGGATCTGTGTGGCCAGCGCCCGGAGCCGCTGAATATCGCCCGTGTGATAAATTACGTCCGATGCAACCTCAATGTACCGGTCGAAGCCTTGCAGCGCGTCATAGGCCGTCGCATAGCCGAGCCGCTGCTGGATGTTCGCCATATACCGGATTCCGGGGCGGAAGGTCTGCGTCAGGCCGTTGATCGTCGCAGGCAGTGGCATCACCTCGTTTGTAATGCCGAGGTGCCGTCCGAATCGTGTCAGCAGACTCCCGTCCTTGTCGTTTTCCTGAAAATGCGGGAAATACCCCTGCATATAATCGACCGGCTCATAGCCGTTTTCCATCCGCACGCGGTTCATGTCCTGATAGAGCTGATCATAGATGCTTCTGAATTCCTTCACGGCGTGTTCGATCTTCGCGTAGTCCAGCTTCGTGTTTTCCTCGCGGAACTTTTGAATTGCCGCGTTCCATTCCTCGTAGCCAAATCCGCCGCGCTTCTTCACGCGCGGATGCTCCGCCAGATACTTCCGGTTGAATTCCGCTTCCCCGAGCCACTGCACCGCGTAGCTCTCCGAAACCAGATTCCCCTTCTCCACCTTCCGGCCAAGATTCAGCGCTTTGATCCTGTCCTGCAAGCCGACGACGTAGCTCTTTCGGTCGCTCTCGTTCTTGTGTACCGGGTGGAAATACTCGTTGTTGAACGCCTCGGCCTTCTCATCTGCAACCTTGCCTTTTTTTGCAATGTCCCGGATGTTCCGCTCCATGGTCTCGCGCATATACGCAAGTCCGCTCCCCTTGTCTACCCACTTCTCGGCTTCCGCCGCGTTCAGCGCGTTCTTCGCCTGATCGCGCAGTCCCTGCTTGCGCGTGTTGTTCCATGCTTTCAGCCGCAGCGCCAGCAGATCATAGTCCGCTTTCGCTTCGTAGGTTTTCAGAATTGCTTCCGCGTTCTCCCGGTTCTGTACCGCTTCCGGCGTCGTGTCTCCGCGCAGCAGCATATTCACGACCTTCTGGTCTGCGTCCGTCAGCAAATACCGGCTCTGCACCTTCTGGAATTTCTTCTTCTCGGCCTTGACCTCCTTGGCAAGCTCCATGGCTTCCTCTGCCGTCTGCGGCACGCCAAGCTTCTCCTTCTTGCGCTCCTGCGCTTCCTGATAGCGTTTCGCAATGCGGATTCCTTCTGCAAGCCGCTGTACGGATTCATCAAAGTCATTCCGCGCCCACGTCTTGAAGCTCTCCGCCTGTGCGCCAAACGCTTCGTTCAGCGTCTTTTCGCGCTTCCGGATGCTCTGCGCCACCTCATAGAGCTGCAAGAGCTGGTCGCTCGGTGCGGTGATGCTCGCCGGGAACAGCTCCGGTGCCATGTCCCGCATCTCCTGATAGAACGTGTCGACCGGCAATCCATCGCTGGAAAGGCGCAGCGTGCCCACGGTCTGCTTGCGGAACAGGTTAAAGTCCGCAATGTCCGCCCGGTCTTTCGCCGAGATGAAAATCTTCTGCGTGCGGATTTTCTCGCGCACATCCTTGTACTGCTCATAGTATTCCGTGTCGGCTTCCCGCCCGGCGTCCCATGCCTGGTCAAACAGCAGGGTCAGCTTCGCGTTGTCCATCTCGCCGCCGCGCAGTACGTCGTATATGATCTCGTCGGCGATTGGCCGCAGCGTCTCGCGCTTGGCCGTCTCCGGCACGCTCAGATTGTCTGCCAGCCGCCTCACCAGTGTGTTTTCCGTCCGTGCCACATATTCCGCCGCCCGCTCCGGCAGTGCATCCCGGAACCGCTGCTGCGCCGAAGCATATCGGATGTCTGCGCTTTTCAGACTGAATACGCCGTTGTTTGCCACGGCAGATTTGATTTGCGTCGGTTCCAGCACTGCCCATGTTGCTACACCGTTCTCAATCGCTTGGATTCCATCATACCCATGCCGTTTCAGCAGCTCTGACATCTGCTTCGAGTTGACCGCTTGCCACAACATTTCCGGTCTTCCGGCTTCTTCCCATGCCTGCCGCAGTTCACTCGGGCGCACGCCGATCCGTTTCGCTAGATCCATATCGTTTCCATCAAACCCGCCGTCCGTGTCCCCAACGTTCGCCGGATTTTCGACACGGATATACGCTGGGATCACCCTGTCAACGTTCCCCGCATAAATTGACGAGCTTGGCAGCAGTTTCTCAGCAGCTCTATTCGCCGTGGAATACTTTTCTGCATACTGGATGTTCGCTGTCAGCCAAATCGGCTTTCCGCCCGCATCGAACGTGGTAAACCTTGCGCCCGCTCCATGGAACACCAGCAGCGGCTCGCCGTTCCGGTTGACCGCTTTGCTGTTCCCAAACCACCGCGTGAATGCAGCGCTTTCCGTTTTTCCGCGTTCCGCCACAAGCTTTTGCAGCATTTTCGGATTTCGCAGTAGCACCGCGTCCCGGAAAATGCCGTCACCTTCCGCGTCCATCATTTCCAGCACTTTGTTCAGATTCTCTCTGTCCTGCTCGCTGATCTGCTCCGCACTGGCCGAGAATCGGATGTCCGAGTTATTTCTGTCAAACGTCCCAACGTTGTCCGTTGCACTCTTGATCTGCTTCGGTGTAAACACCGCATAGAAAGTATCATCAACCAGTTCGTTTCCACTATTCAACACAAACGCCACGCCGTCGTGTCCCTTCTCCTTCGCCTGCCGGATATAACGTGCTTCCTTCGTCGGGTCTGTAAAATCCCCCTCCTGCATCCTGACGTAAAGCGGGTTACGGATGTTCAGATATGTCTCCACCACGCGCGTTCCGCCGCGTTCTTCCGCCATGCTCTCCGCATAGTCACGGCTTTCCGAGAAGAAATACACACCGTTCTTCTGTCGGAAAGTGTTGAACACTGCATTTGTCCCATGATAGACTACCTTCGGCGTTCCGTCCGCATTAACTACCTTGCTTGCGCTCTCCGGGTGATTCTGCCAATCGCCGAACCAGTCCTTAAAGGCTTCCGTTTCTGTCTGCTCGTTTTCCGTCTGCTCCGCACTGGCTGAGAATTGCAATTCTGGCGGTGCCCTCGCGCTGCCGGACTTCTTCGTCCACTGCCCGGCCTCCATCGTCACCTCGGCGCGGATGTTGTTTGTGCCGTAGGCCGTGCGGTTGATTCCGGCGTAGGCGTCCGCCACGATCTCCTCAACGTAGGCGTCCGTGTTGTCTCCGTAGATCGCGTTGTAGGCGTCAATGTAGCTGTCGATCTGCGCCTTGCTGATCTTTCCCTCGGCCACCAGCCGCTCGCGGATGCGCTGCGCCATCTCAGCATTGCGCTGTGCAATGATGTGATACCCTTCGTGCTTGGCAAGCTGCGTCGCGGAATATTCCTCGCTGTCCAGCCGCACCAGCACCGTTCCGTCTGCCAGCGTCACGCCGTCCGCGCGGAACGTCCGCCCGTCGGCCGTGATTTCCAACTGCCCAACGACGAATTGGTAGCGCTTGATTCCCGCCGTGCGGAAAAATTCTTCCGCCTTCTTCGCGTCCGCGTTTTTCAAAATCTCCGCCCGCGGCATCACGCGCACCGTGTTCTCGCTGCCGCCCTTGCCCAGCAGCGCCGCATTCGTTACTTCAGGCCAAGTTTTTGATAGATTTCTTGCCTGATCCGCTCTTTCTCGTCCTCGGCTGGCGCTTTCGCTTCGCCCTCCTGCTGCTTGCTCCACTCGCCTAGCTTGCTCTCCGGCACGCGCACCAGCATTCCGTTCCTGTCTTTCAGCAGATACGTTCTTTCCATTGTTTCCTCCTTGTCGTTCGGCCTGTACCACTTCGCCAAATGGTACGCCTTTCAGGTTGACATTTTTTCCTTCGTAGGATATACTACCGATAGAACCATTTCGCAGAAGCGGCTGGGACGCTATTGTAAGCCCAGTTCGGCGAAGAAGCGGAATGGTTCTTTTTTGATCTGCATACAAAACCTCGCTGCTTTGAATGAAGCTGGCGGGGTTCTTTTTTGTGTATGCGCTGTTGACCTTCTGCATATCGTCGAGCAGGAATCCGTCCTCTGTCGCCCGCAAATCGAGTACCGCCATCATCGGCTGTCCGTTCTGCGCCTTCACGCTGCCAAACAGCACTAGACGGCTGTTGTCTCCGCGCCCGGTCTTGCTTTTCAGAATCAGCACCGGATCTTCCAGAATCTCCGGGACGCGCTCAATCTCCTGCATCGTGATCTCCGGGTGCTCTTTCAGAATGGTCTTGATCTTGTCGCCGTTCATGTAGATGTCGCTCTCCGCCGCGCCCAGTCCTTGCAGCGTCGCGCCGGTCGTGCCAAGTTCAAACGACGCGCCATCCGGCTTCCCATCCAGGTTCCACTGGCGCAGCTTTTGCCGGTAATCCTTCGAAATGGAATACTGCGCCGCGCCGCTCTGCTGCGCCGCCTTGCGTCCGGCCTCCCATGCCGCCGTCGCCACATCCCGGTTCATCCCGACCGCCGCGCCGACCGTCCACTCCTTCGATACGCCCATCTGTCCCCGCTCGTATGCCTTCTGGAATTTTGCAGCATACTCTTCCACGGAGAGATCTGTCGTGTTGCCGTTTACAAAATACGCCGCTGTCAGATCGTCATAGCCGTTCTTCTGCACCTGACGTTCCAGATAGGCATTGTCCGCCGCAGCCGCTGCTTTGTCCATCTCCGCCTCGGCCTGCGCGGTCTGCTGCCCGGCATACTGCTCCGGGTCGATCTCGGCCCATCCTTCGCCCACATCCAGCAAGCTTCCGTCCTCGTCATATAGATCGACGCCTTGGCTCTGCTGGTTCTGCTGCCGCTGCGCCTGTTCTTGCTCTGTCTGCGGCTGCTCCACGCTCTGCCTGGCGTTTTTGAAGTTCTGGTATGTCTGGTTCTCCTGCGTCTGATCTCCGCTCTGCGCGTCCTCTGCTGCGTCCTGCTGCTCCCGGACGTACTCGCGCAGCACACCGGCCACGTCCTTTTGCGTCGGCTCTCCACCTCGCATCAGATCGCCCTGCAAGGCTGCCGCGCGGTCGAAGGCCGCTCCTTTGCCCTGTGCCAGCCCGAGGTCGATCACATCCTGCACCTCGCCGCGCTGGATGGCCTGTGCCGCCGTCCACTGGATGTTGGCCTCCGACGCGCCCTTTCCCAACGCCGCGTATGTACCGGACATTGCCCAGCCGGAAAGGCCGCCCGCGAGGAACGAAAGGCCATCTTCCTCTGCGAAATCCTTCACCATCGCGGCCATCGCATCCCGCTCGCTCATTCCCTTTGCAAGATAGGCGCGGTACGCCGTTTCCACTTCGCCGCGCCCGCGCTTCGCGGTCACGTCATAGATGCGGTTGAGCCAGTTGCTTGCAATTTCCTCTGCGCCCTCCGAAGCAAACGCCCGGACGACCTTGCGCCACGCCGCCTTGCCGGACAGTATCGTCTCAATGATGTCGCCCACGGAATATTTCTCGGTAATGCCCTCGATCGCACCCTCTACAATGCCGTCGATCAGCGCGTCGACGTTGCTTTTGCCGTTCTGGATTCCCTCATAGACCGAATCTGCTGCGACCTGTGACCCCATCACGAAGTTCATCGTATTCGCCACGGCGCCCTGTGCCGCCGCGCCGGTGCCTAACCCCGCCGCACCGACCAAGCCAATCGACGCCGCCATGTTGACCGCGCTGTCCAGGGCGCTGGTTCCAGCCTGGTAGAGAAACTGTCCGACTTTTCCCATGTCCTCCATGACGCCGCTGCGGATGCTTCCCGACACGCGGCTCGCATTATACAGTGGACTGTAAATATTCGTCGGCATATCCGCGTTCTGATACCCGCCTAACCCCTTCGGCAGCACGCCGCGCAGCGATTCGATATTGCCCAGCGCCTTTGCCGGAGCCATCAGCGCAGATGCCGCCGTCGAAATGTACGGATGCTCCTGCCCGAATTGATAGGACTGCTCCGCCTGTGTCATCGCGTTCTCATAGTCCCGCAGCCGCTGTTCGTATTCCGCGAGGCTTTTGATCTCGTCTTCGCTGTATCCCTTCGCGCGCAGGTCGGCATGGGCCTCCATCTTCGAGAGTCCGCTCCCGCCGTTCTGTTTGGAGTAGTCCCTCGTGTACATACCGCCCGCATTATATTCCCGCAGCAGTGCCTTCGTCTCGTCATCCAGCGGATCGATCGCCATGTGGCTGCGCTTCATCGCGCGTTCGCTTTGCAGCTGCATCTGCTCCTGCTGAAGCTGCGCAAGCCGGGCCTCCATGTCGCTGATCCCTTCCAGTTTGCCCTGCTTGATCAGCTCTTTCCGCTCATTCTCCCGCCGCACGCCCTCCTCAGTCGCCGTCTCGGCTTCCGCCTGCCGCGTCCGGATCTGCTGTTCCAGCTCCTTGATCTGGCCGTCCAGCTCGTCCTCCCGCTCTTTCAGGACGCCGACATATTCATTGTCGTAAAGGCCGCGTTTGTAGTTTTCGTAGGAGCCGTACTGTTTGACCATTTCCGGCGTATGGTCGAACTGGTGCTTGGTGATCTGTTCTTTGCTCTCCACGTTCTGTACGGCCTGATTCTGATACTTGTTGTTTTCGGCGTTCGCGGCCTGTGCCGGGTCTCGATAGACTGTCGTGTTCAGAATCTTCAGTTCTTCCGGGGTCAGCGGTTTCCCGCTCATCTGTTTCTGCCGAAGCTCCTTCTGCTTGAGCGCATAGGTGTAATTCTCATAGGCCGTCTTCTTCGCCACCGTCGGCATGTTCGACTGCCCATACCCCCTCGCCACAGCCCCCATCGCGTCCGCCCGGCGCTCATAGCCCTGCGTCGCCTGCCGCTGCGCCTGTTGCTGCATCGCCGCGCGGGCAGCCTTGTAGTTTTCAAAGGCTGTCCGGCGCCGATCCATTTCCTCGCCTCCGCGTGACAAAAAATCAGCTTCGTTCACGATGGACGTCTGCGGTCTTTTTGTCTTCTTGTTCTGGTTCTTCAGCGCACCGTTCACAAAACTCTTTTCCGAAATGATCGCCATATCGTCGCTCCTTATTTTTTCCTTGTAGCCGCAGTCCCCGCCGTTCCCGTTCCGCTGTTGTAATAGTTCACGGCGTCATCGATCTTCTTGCCGGTCAGTTCGAAGATCCGGCGCGAAATGTCCGACCACTGCTGATGGCTCATCTGGCTTTGCGCGTTGACCGCCGTCTGATACGCCGCACTGAGATTTCCCTGTGCGATCTGCATCTCAATGGTCTTCTTCACGCCGCGATAGCTGGCATCCAGCATCGCCTTGTTGCTCTCGAAATCGCCGTACCCATTGATGAGTGTCCGATCCGTCAGTCCGGATGCGCTCCCGCCGGAGCCGCCGCCCGATCCGCCGCTCGCCCTGCTCTGCGCCGCGAGCTGCTGCAAGTAGGCGCTGTTCTCGTTCGCCGCCTTCTGCGCCCAATAGCTGAGCTGGTCGCTCCACTGGTTGTAGTCCCGCGAATAGGCGCTGTCGTAGGCGCTGCGCGCGTCGGAGAGGTCGGAGTAATAGTCGTTCACCGTGTCGCGGTACCGGCTGTACGCCTGATTCTCGCGGTCGCTGATCAGTCCATACTGGTTGTAGAGGTCTGTGCCCTCGTCGCGGTAGCGGTTATATGCCGTGCTGTAAAGATCCGGCACAATGTCGTTCAGGTTTTGCAGATAGGCATTGTACGCCTGCTGCCCCACCTGCTCGCCGTAGGTGCTGCCATATCCGCCGGTCAGCGCCGCCGCCTGGCCCATCGTGTTTTGCATCGCGAGCCGCCCCTGCCGCTGGTACTGCTCACGGTACTGCTGATATACCGGGTCTGTCCCGAGGTCATAGCTGAACGGCTTCCGGTTCGCGATCCGGTTGTAAAGCTCCGTCAGCTCGCCGTCCCACTGGCTTTGATATTCTCCCGGTCTGCGGGACTGCACCTGATTGAGATACGCCTGCGCTTGCTGCACAGCGGAGCCCGGCGTGTATCCGCCTTCCAGCCCATTGAGCCGATTTTGCGTATACCCGCTCACGCCCTGCGAGAGCAGCGGACTTTGCCGCTGCGTATATTGCCCCTTGTAGTTGTAGGTCGTCTGTTTCTTGTTGCTCACCTGGCTCTGGTAGCTGCCGTCCGCGTTGACACCTGTGATCCGGTATGTTCCGCCTCCGGTCACGACCTCGTCGCCCGCCGAAAGGCCCGCCGGGGCCTTCCCGTTTTCTACGCGATAAATTGCCATGTCTTCACCCCTTTACAGTTTGAAATACGTCGCCGCCTGCCGCGGCATGTGATCCTGATTGTATGCGTTCCAAAATCCCTGCCAGTAGCTGTTGTACTTGGCAGCGGCGTTGTTGTACTTCGTCAGCTCGCCGTTCGCGTCGCAGATCTTCATTTCCAGATACCAGCGGTAAATGTCCTCATACGGAAACGGGATCAGCAAAATCGTGTCGAGGTCTACCCCCGGCGGATAGCCGGTAAACTCGCCCATATCCTCTTCCCGCTCATGCGCCCGGAAAACGTCCCGGTCTGCAATGCCGTCCAGCTCCCCGAGCCAGTGCACCTTGTCATCTTCGCCGTACTGATTCGGCATCAGCCGGTCGATCATCTCAATCGCTTCTCGAATTCTCATACTCCACCTCCTACGAAAAAGAGGGAGCGGCACACGCTCCCTCTCGTCATGCCGCAAAGGGCACTATGTTGTTATTTCGGCTCGCTTGCGCGGTTGGCTTCAAAGGCTTCCTGCGCCTGCTGCTGTGCTTCCATCAGGCACTCGTAGACCGGGCGCGGCACCTCCGTCCGCTTGCCCCTCGGCACCTGAAACGTTCTGCCGTTCACGCCGACATACTGGAACTGCTGTTCGTTGTTACCCGCTCTCGGCAGCATGATCTCCCGCATATCCTTCCATGGGTCATATTTCTGTTCGGTCGTCGCGGTCACAACTGCGGTTTCTTCTGTCTTTGCCATGTGGGTTCTCCTTCCTTAGTTGGCCGGGTCGGTCGCGGAGTATGCGCTCGTGCTCTCAATGCGCACCATGCGCTCCTCGTAGAGCCGCTTTGCCGCGCCCTCGTACTTATAGCCGACGGTGCTGAACTGTTCCAGCGGGCCGCCCGCTTCGCCCTTGGTCTTTACGATCATTTCCATCGTGCCGCCGTCCGGGTCGATCATGGCGAAGGCGTCCTTGCCCATGATGATCGTCGCATACACGCTATAATAGACCGCCTGGTTGCCGCTCGCAGCAGCCGTCTTGACCGGGCAGGTGCTGTCGTTCCAGATCTTCTGGTTCGTCGATTCGATAAAGCGCACGCCGTGCAGCTCGCCGATCTCGCCGTTGAACAGCTCCGTGACCGCCGCATACTTGTGCGCCTCGATCCATTCCTTGCTCTGCCGCAGATCGAACGCGACAGACGGATGGATGATACCGACGTACTTGCCGTTGATCGTCGGCGCGTGCGCCTTTTTCAGCGTGGTCACGGCCTTGTTGACCTCGGTCGGCGTCAGCACGCAAGTGGTGTCCATGCCGCTTCTTTCTGTCACCTCGGTATGTTCGCCGGTCGTGGCGTTCACCTTGTCGCAGAGCTGCTTCACCGTGCCGCCCACAACCTCGTTTCGCACCATCTTGTCAATGCTCATGCCGCCGGACGCGCCGAGTTCTTCGGTCGCGCCGAGAATCGCGTTGTCAATGGCGTGCAGTTCCAGCAGATCGGAGATCGTGACGTACAGACCCTTCTGCACAAGATCCTGCGTCATGCTCGACATGCCGAGCTTCTGGCCGGTCGGGATAACGCCCTCGGTCAGCGTCTCCGCCTCCGGCAGCGTGTTCCACTTTCGCCATTCCACGCTCTTGCCGTGGTTGCGCGGAAGCGCCTGCTTCTTGGCAAGCTGTGCAAAGATCAGTTCCGGACGCGCGTTCTCCAAGAGCTGCGTGTCGTAGAACGTCTTCATTGTCGGCGTCAGCTTGTTAGTCGTGTCAAACGCCGTAGTCGTACCGGTGTATGCGTTCACGTAGTTTCCGGTCGCGTTGACCAGCGTGCCCGCATCCGCAAAAAACTGGAATCCAATTTTGCTGTTACCCATGATTTTTTCCTCCTTCTGCTCAGAGGACAATCTTTTCCCCCCTCTGAACTCTTCTGATGATCTCCGCACGCTGTTCCTTCGTCCAGCTGCGCGGGTCGTTGTTTGTGAATTGCCCGCCGTTGGCGTTCCCGCCGATCTCTGGCGGTCTTGCGCCCTGCGCCTGAATGGTCTGCATGACGTTGTTTCTCGCCTGTGCTGCCACCACCTGCGCCTGCGCTGCCTGGATCGCTGCCATGTGTACCACTTCGTATGCTGCCTTCGGCGGGACGTTCGCCGCAATCAGCCGGGCGAAATCCTCGTTTGCCATCTCGGCCTCAAAGCTCGTCCCGTACTGCCCGGCAACATCCCGGTCAAATGCCGACCGGATGCTGTTGAACTGCTCCTGCAGCTGGTACTCCTGCAGCTGGCGGCGCATCCCTGCGGTTTCCGCGCGAGATGCATACTCGCTGCGTACCGCTTCCGCCGTCGAGCCGCGTTCCATGGCTTCTGCCTCATAGAGCCGGTTGTCCGCGCCAAACTTCTGCGCCAGCGCCGCATAGTCGATCTTTCTCGGGTCAGACGTGTCAATTCCATAGAGCACGCCCAGCCGGTCGACCACCGGGGCCATCGCTTCGATCTGCGCCTTCATCGCCCCCTGCCCTTTGAGCCGCTGTCTCACGGCCTTCTGCACCGCCGCACCGACTGCGCTGTCGTACTGCTGCTTGTACTTTCCCGCGATCAAGCTCTCAAAGGTCTCCTCCTGCTGTCCCTGAGCGTCCGGGACGTTTGCCTGCTGCTGCGGCACTTGCGCCTGTGCCGGAGCTGCCTGCCCGCTCATCTGCTGACCGGCGACGTCAGCCGCGCCCGTCTGAGGCGCTCCTGCCATAAATTCATCCATAAAGCAAGTCCTTTCTGACTTTCTAATTTCAGTCTACCATGCGTTTTTTGTGATTTCACCCCACGCCGGAAGAAACGATCTGCAAACCATTGAAGTGTTTGCAGATCGGTTTTTTATTCCGGCTGCGTGGCCTTCTGCGCCTGCTCCCGCGCGTTCTGTACCTTTGTCGGCTCCTGCTGCTCGCCGGTGTTGATCTCTGCCAGCTTTTCATCCTGCGGAGCCTGCACGGCCTGTCCGCCCTCCATCAATACCTGTTCGGCCAGCGCCTGCCCAAGCGAAGGATCATATCGATCTGCCACGGCAAGCGCCATCTGCTGCCACTGTGCCAGGCGCTCCGCAAGGTCGGCGTTCTCCTGAATCTTCTGCACGATGCTGTCTTTCCCGTCGAAGTCCATCATGTCCAGCGTCGCGAGCGCCTGATCCACCATTTGCGGTTGGAAGAAGCCCAGCTGGAAGAATTGCAGCGCCAGCTCGTTCTGCGCCATCGCCGTATATTCGCTCGCCTTCTGTGCCGAAACCTCAATATCAAATACCGGCTTCCGCATCCCGTCCGGCCGCCCGTCCTTGCCATAGAGCGGCTGCATCTGCAACCCTTGGTTGGAATACTGCACGAATTCTTCCGCGCCGCGCTGCCCCACAATGCGGAATTGACGCGGCAGATCGTAGAATTGCCGAATTCGCTCAATCACCATGCGGATGAGCCGCGCATATGCCCGGTATGCCGACTTCGTGCTGTCCTTGCTCGACCGGCCCGATGCTTCCTGCAGCGCCGCAATCGCGGAGGCCGCCGTCACACCGGAGCTTGTCGCGCCGTTGTTGACGTCCGTGTTGCCGGTCGTCCATTTCAGTTCCTCGATCTTGTTCTGCAAAATTGTGATGTAGTTCGCGCTCAGCGGGTTTACCTGAATCTGCATCAGCGAGTCCTGACTGAGATTGCCGTCCACGTGCACAAAAGGCTTCGTCCAGTCCGCAAATTCTTCCTCGTTTACCGCGCCGTCGCTGCGCCGAAACCACCGGGGCGACGCCGCCATGATGGCGTTTTTGATAATCGCCTGATTCATCCGGTCGATCTGCTCCTGTGCGCTCTTGCCGATGTCGATGTATCCGTAGCCTGCAATGCTGCCCTCCACCGGGAACAGCGCATCCACCACAAACGGATAATCCCCGTCGTCGTAAAGGCCCGTCTCCGCCATGGGGCTTCCGACCGGCGTCTGCACAACCGAGCCGTCCGGCATCTGCTGCGTGCTATATTTCTGCTCGCCGTCGTTCTCGGTCGCCAGCAGCACATTGTCTCCGACGAATTTGCAGAAATGCAGCACACTCTTTCCGCCCCGCCACTTCTTGTAATACCAGTCCACCACCATGCTTTTGTTGTCCGTCGGCACGGTGTCGTCTGTGTTGTACTGCTGCATGATGTTGCCGGTCGATTTCAGCTTCCCTTCCAACTCCGGGTACTTGGCCGTCAGGATGTCGTTGTCGACCAATTCCGTCACAAAGACGTTTTTCGATTTCTGAATGTCTGTGATTCCCGGCTCCCAGAAAAAGCTCAGAATGTCTACCGCGTTCACGGCGATGTCGCCGATCCCGTTCAGCTTGGAGCTGTCCCAGCTCACATGCCAAACGAGCGTCCCCTGCTTCAGCTTCGTCCACTGGCTGTCCGAGTAGACTTCCTCGAAATCGTTCTGTTCTAGGATCACCGGCAGGATGGACGAGAGCCGCTTTGCTTCTCCCCGGTCATCCGGCTCCCTGGGCCGGACGGCGGGCGCGGGGTATGCCGCAATCGCGTCCGCGTGCTTTCCCATGATGACGTTAAAGAGCCATGCGCTCGCCCACTTATCGTCCATCGGGTTCCCTTTTTGAATCTGCCGCCAGCTCTTGAGCCGCCACCAGTTTTCGCTCGCCGTCACGCGCGCTTCGAGGTTTGCCTTGCCCGCCTTGTATTTTTGCAGCGTGGCGAACGCCTGCCGCACCTGCGCTTCGCCGATCGGCTGCGTCAGCACCGGTGCGCTCTGTTCCATCGTCTCATTTTCCATCTGTCGCTTCCTCCGTCTCCTGCGCGGCTTCCGCTTTGATCTGCATCTCCGCCAGCGCGTGTGCCTCGGCCAATAGATTTTGCAGAATCAGCTCCACGACCACCGGCGGCAGCTTTGCCGCGTTGATCTCCGCAATCAGCTTCTCCCGAAGCGCCCGCACCTCTGTCCCGAATTTCATTCCGCGTCCCCTCCTGTCAATACGATGTTCACCATGTAGATCTTCGACCTGGCATCGTAGGACGCATTCACGCTCTCCGCCTTGCGGTATGTCCCAATCAGCGGAATCTCCTGCTGTCCGTCAATCACCTTGCAGCTTGCAAAGCTCATGTCCTCCACGCCCGTCAGATCTGGGAACTGCGCCCCATCTCCGACCTCGAAGCTGTTTGTTGCGGTCATCTGTGCCCGCTCGACCAGTGTTTCGTAAAAATTCGTGATCGGGATCTGCTTTTCATCAAGTTTCAAAATCATTGTCATTTCCTCCCTATGACGCATTTTTGGCCGTAATAGCTCTGTTGATAGCTTCCTTCAGCGCAGCATTGTCGTTGGCAAACTGCGCCGCGCGATATGCCGGTAGTTCGCTCACTACGACTGCCGGTGTCACGGTTCCCGCGCCGCTCAGCGCCGCAATCGCCGCCCGCATCTGATTGAAGTGGTTCGTGCTCAATGCCGCGCCCGCCGTAGCCGTCGGCACCGACGCCGCCGTGCCGCCGCAGTCGGCCACCCGCTGCCGCAGCGTGTTCCATGCCGCCGCCGTGATCGTCGAAATCAGGCTGCCCGCCGCAATGTTCGCCGCATCGTTGCTTGTCCATGCAAAGCTTGCGATCAGCGCCTGCGTCGTGGCCGAAGCGTCCGCGCTGTCCAGATACGAGCCGTTTACCGTGTGCCGGACTTTGAAGTAATACGTCGTCCCCGGCGTCAATCCGGATATTGTTACCGGCGACGAACTAATATTTCCGTAGGACGCATAGGCCCCCGTCGCCGTCCGGTAAAACAGCGTCCAATACCCTGTGCTCCCGTCGCCTCCATTCGAGGCCCAGTAGACCGTCGCGCTGTTCTTTGTTGTGGCGACGTTCGTGATCGTCGGCGCAACCGGCGTGATCCGGCTCTTGTAGTAGGCATGTACTTCCAAGCCTTCCGAGATCGTGATCCCGGTCCCAGCCGAGTATGTGTACTGGTAGTTGTCCGAGGACAGCCGGAAATACTGAAAATCATAGAGTTCTGAATACGTCTGGTACTGCGTTCCGGCGTATGTGATGTAGAAAATGCCGCTCGGATATCCCGTGTAGGAGCCGCTTGTCAGCGCCGTGCTCCCGTCCAGGTAGTTCCGGATCAGCACCTTCACGGTCTGCGCCTGCGTCGTGTAGGACACCACATTCGTGTCGCTGTTCTGCGGCGTCTGCCCCGGTGCGTAGATGTGGACGTAAAATTGATACGTGCCCGCGTTCCCCACATAGCTGCTGATGTTAAACGACCACATTGTCGTCGCGGCCTCGCGTGTCCCGCTTTCCGGCTGGCGCACGAGTGCGGTGTAGCTCGTGCTTCCCGGATAGAGGCAGTAGAGCATCATCGCGTACTGCTGCCCGACGGTCAGCCCCGTCACGTTTAATACGGTTCCCGAAATCGATGCAGTCGGCATAGGCGATCACCCGAATACCGGCACAACGCCGACTACGCCGCTCGATACAAACTTTATCGTCCCATCTGCCCGGAGCTGGATGCTTGCCGTCTTTCCGGCGTTCTGGATGAAGATATCGCCGCTTGTCGACCTGATGCGCACCGCCGCGCCGCTCAGATCCGTCGCGTATCCCTCTGGGGCCGAACTCGACGGCGTAAATTGCAGCCCGCCCGCGCCATCCAGATACATCTCTCCGCCTTTCATGTTCGTCCCGCCAACCGTCAGACCGGTAACATTGCCCATGCTGTCTGTAATCGCGTCGATCTGCGCCATGATTGCTTGTAGCTTTGTCTGAACGCTCACGCCGCCGAGCTGCAAGTCCGTCGCGTTGATCGTGCCGGAGATCGTCGCGCCCTTCGCTGTCATCGCGCCGCTCGCGTCCACCTTGAAGCCGCTTCCAAGGCTCAGTCCGCTGGTGCCGAAATACAATCCGTCCGACGCGCCCCACTTCTTGTTCGTCCGGTAGATACTGTCCTCTGCCACCGTCCATGGGCCAATCACCGATCCGCTCGCCGCTGTCAGCGTGCCGGATAGTTTCGCGTTCGTCGCTTCCAGCGTTCCGGACGGGAAGTGCAGCTTCTTGGCCGACAGATATGCGATCTCGTCGCCGCCCTGCCAGAAGGACACGCGCCCCGGCGTCACGGTCACCAGCTCATTTTTCGTCTGGTCTACCACGGTCTCGCCGTCTTTTGTCACCGTGGTCTCGATGTTGCCGACGCCCACGCCGTAGACCGGCACCGCGCCGTTGTAGTAGAGCAGTCCGGTTTTCACGTACTGCTGCGAGTTTACCGCGAAGTCGTTGTTGATGCCCGCTGCGTAGTCGTAGAGCTGCCGGATGCCAAATTCGTTTCCGTCCACGGTCATCGTAGCCTTCTGCCAATACTTCCCGAAGTCCGATACCGCGACATAATTGCCCGAGAGCTGTGTCTTGAAGCTCTCGCTGTTCGCGGCGGCGTAGTCCGCCGTCTTGATGATCAGCGCCTTGAGCTGCTCGAAGTTCCCAAGCTCCTTCTTTCTCTCCGCGTCCGGCAGGCTGTCCGCATCAATGGCCCGCGACACTTCCTGCAGCACCGCGCCCGCCGACCAGTCTGCGAGGTTGAGCTGGTCCGTCAGCGTGCAGAGGTAGCGCCGCATGGATTCCAGCTGCTCCCCGCTCGTCTTTCCTGCAATGGATGGGTACGCCAATGTCATGCTGCCCATCGTCGCACCTCCTTTCTCATGCGTCGCTCCCCGCTTCCAGCACGCGCGTCAGGCCGTATAGCTTGATCTCGCCCTTGCCCGTCATGCGGAATTGCATGTGGTCGCACCGGCAAGGTCGGATCGGCAGCAGGAACGTCCGCAGTCCTTTCCCGTCCAGATGTCCGCTGTGCCGCCACTGTCCGTCCGAATCGTACTGAATCCAGAAATCCATGCTCGATCCCTTCGGCAGCTGCATCCGCAGATCGAGCCGCGTGATGTACTTCTTCCCGGCAAGGCCGTAGGTCATCATCCCGGTTTCCGCCATCCACTCAACGGCCCCTTCCAGCTGTCCGGCCGACCCATACAGACAGTCTACGTGCTTCTCGCTGTCCAGGCAGTAAAGCTCATCGTCCACGCGGGCAAACTCTGCCGCGTGCAGGCTGTCCTCCTTGTGCCAGATCCCGCGCCGCGTGTCGTAGCAGAAGAGCGCCCAGACGTTTTCTCCATCCCGCATCGAGATGTAATACTTCCCGCGCACCCCTCCGGCCACGGCCTCGTAGTAGAGTGTGTTTCCGAACGCGCTGCCGATGTTCTCCGGCATCCCGCCCGTGTAGACGCAGACGCCCATGCGCGACTTGTAATAGAGCCGGTCGTCTACCACAACAAGGCTCTTTTCCGATCCGCGCTGCACGCCCTCACATTTCTGCACGACGACCTGATGTGCGCCCTGTGCAGATGGGTATACCCGGTGGAAGCAGTCCTCCTTGAAGAAGATCGGGCTGTCGGCCAGCGTCGCCGCGCCCGTCCATCTCCCATCCGTTCCGCAGCTCGCGCGCCAGCTGTCCGTCGCCACGCCCTCGTAGCACTCCCAGTTCTTGAAGTCCCCGAGCTTGCAGCAATAAAGCTCGTTCACGGTCTCGCCGTCCACCACGCCATACTTGCAGCCCCAGAGCCGGTTTCCGCTCTCTGTCACATAGTCCATCTCCGGCACGCGCCGCGCGGTCTTTATCGTCCCGTTCGTCAGCTCCGTCGTCTGGTCGACAAGGCCCACGATCACGATGTAGCTTTCCGCCACGTCGTATAGGATGTGCGAGCCGTTGAGCGCTTTCACCTGCTCACTTCCGGTCAGCCCGCTCAGCTGGATTCCATCGTACTTGGAAAATCCCTGTCCGATGCCGTCCGCCGCGAGCTTGAGATAGACCGTCGGCACCGACACCCATTGCGAGGTTGTCGCCGCGTACTGCTTCAGCGTGTGCACGCTTCCGCTCGTGTCGATCCAGTATTGGCCGTTTGTCGCGTTCTCCGGCTGATTGCTCTGCGTATAGCTCACCGTGATTGCCGTGCCGTCCACCGTGCAGAGCGAAATGCCGAGCTTCCGGCTCGCGCCAAGCGCCACGCTGTTTGCGTGCCCCATGTAGCCGTTGTCCGAATACTTTTCCGTGTTGAAGTAAATGCCGTCTGGGAAGATGCAGAGATACGCGCCCATCGACACGATCTGCTTCTTCCCGCTCGTGATCTGTACGGCCGTCATATACTCTGCCATCGAATAGCCGGAGATGTAGAGCTGTTGGTTGTCAATCCAGCAAAGCGCATCCCGCGAGATAAGCGCCTGCGGGCTGTTCAGCTGCCGGTCAAAGCTCCGCTTCGGCCTCTGGCTGAGCAGTGGATAGTTGTCCGCCGTCAGGTTCTTCATGTCGAAGAACTCCCCATCTCCGATTTCGAGATTGTGGTTGTACCCTCCGAAGGCTTCGGTTGTTACCGAGCTTTTCTCGGTATCTGTCAATGCTGGCATCAGCATCGGCCCCACCCCTTTCATTCATGTATCCACCGTTATGCGCCCATTCTCCGGTCTTTTCCCCGGGAATTTTTGTGCCTTCTCGCATATTCATTCGCTTTTCTGTGCATATTTTTCATTGTTTTTTCATCTGGTTCAGCGGATCAGCCCAAATCGGCAGCGCCGGAGCCGTCTGCATCGGGCGAATCGGCCTGCTCATGCAGAAGTACCGCCATTCGTCCGCCACATGATCCTCCATGCTTGTGTCAAGATCTTCAACCTTGTGCTCGTCGTATACCAGAATCGGAATCGTGCGTATAAACGCCTCGCAGTTGCGGAAGACGTACATCCGTGGATAGCCGTTCTCGTCGAATTGCAGCCGGTAGTGGCATTGCATCCATCCCGCGATGCGCTCGTTGTCGCCCTTTGTGAAATACACGCCGTACCGTGCCGCTGTCTGCTCGATGCTCTCGCCTCGGCTCGCGTCCCAGATTGCCGGGTCTGCAATGCCTGTGATGTCCTTTCCCTTGAGCCATGGGTGCTGCCGCTCGATCTTCGCGATCTCCGCAAACTGCTTGTCCGGCGTCCACTTCACGCCCTCGTTCGGTGTCTGCGTGCAGCCGTACAGCTCCAAAATGCGGTAGATCACGCCGTCGTAGTCTACCGCCCACCATGCGCAGGAGAATGGTTTCCCATAGCCGAAGTCGTAGCTACGGCAGATCGTCCACCCGCTCGGAATCTCGAACGGATCGATGACGTGCGTTCCCTGCCGCGTCTGGTATCCGTCCGGGTTGTTGACGAAATCCTCGAAGAACTGTCCCTCGTAGACATCCCATCGCCCGTCGAGCCACGCTGCCCGCAGCTTCGGTGGCAGATTCTCCAAACTTCGGATGTAGTCCGGCTGCTCCCGCAGCAGCGCCTTGTTGTCCGTGACCTTCGCCTGGATGAAGGAATAATCCTCCGGATACTCGTCCGGATTGAAAATGCGATCGACAAACAGCCGCTTGAAATATCCATGGCTCGGCCCACCTGGGTTCAGCGTGTAATATGTCCGCTTTGGGAAACTGTTCGCGCCGCGTACGCAGGCATTGATCTTCTTGATCCATTCCTCGCGGAGCTGCGCCGCTTCGTCGAGGAAAACCACGTCGTATTCTGCACCCTGATACTGGCCAAGATCCGCGTCGCTTTTGCAATAGCCAAATGCAATGCTGCTACCATTCGGAAAGCGGAATACCTTTTCCGACTGGTTATACTTTGCAAATCCTTCCAGCTCTGCCCGAAGGATCTCGATGTGGTTATTCAGCAGTTCCTTGTAGGTTCGGCGCACAATGAGAATCTTGATCCCCCTGTAGCGATGGGCCAGCATCTTTGCCTTTGCCCGCACGGCCCAGCTCTTCCCGCCGCCGCGTGCTCCGCCGTATGCAATGTGCCGGTGCTTATCCGTCAGGAACTGCCATTGCTTCGGCTGCGCCTTCCCAATGTTCAGCGTCTTCATTCGCTGCCTTCCTCTGCGTCCCGCTCCAACACCAGCCGCACGCCGCCTTCGTCTTTCTTCTCGTCAGTTTCCTTCGCATATCCGAAGCCATAGGCCAATGTGAACTGTGCGCCGCGCTGTGCATCCCGGTCAAAGAGCCGTTCGGCTGCGTATTGTTCCACGCGCAGGCGCGCGCGCGTCACCGTGTCCACAAATTCGCGCTTTGCCTTGTAGTTGAGTAAGCTCTGCCGCGAGGTAAACCCGAGCGCCAGCGCAAGTCCCTGAATGGTCATCGGCCTTCCGCCGACGTATACCGGCTCGCCGTTCTTGTTCAGCATCGGCGTTCCATCTCCATCTCGCAGCAGCTCCGGCTCGCAGCTTGCAAAATAGGCGTCGATCTTCTCCTGCATTTCCTCTGCCGATGTGAATGTCGGTTTCCGTCCCATCCGGCGTCCCCTCCCTTCGCTTTTAAGCATAAACCATGCTTTTCGGCTTTTCACCCCACGCCAAAAGAGCGCCCGGGCCACCCCCGCGCGCTTCCTCTGTGCCAATATCTTTATGCCTGCCGGTCGAAATATCGCAGCTTTGCCGCCGCGACGCTGCACTTCCGGTAATCATAGCTTGCGCAATACCGGCTGATGTACTCTGCTGTGTCGCAGCTCTCCCGGAAGCAGAGCATGCAGCCGTCTTCGCACTTGATCGTCTTTTTGCCAGCTGCCGCCCAAAATGGGCAGATGTACGCCCTGTGCCAGTAGTCGCTCATGCTCTTCCTCCTTCGTCGTAAAACTTTACACATTTACAAGGCTCAATCTAAGCGGCGTCTCGTCCGCTTGCGTTCCTGCTCCTTTTCCGGCACACATACATATTTATAATATTGATATCCGTACTTCGTCGCCCGGCACTCCGCCAGCACATATCCGCGTGGCGCCACCGGCGGCCGCTTCGGGCTGTACTCGCGCACGGCCTCCGTCGGCATCTCCGCCTCCGGCATCCGGCACGTCCGGCTTGCCTTCCAGCGGTGCCCGCCGAACTCCTCCCGCCAGTGGTCAAAGAGATAATTTGCCAGCGCCGTATAGTCCTGCCCGTGGTCGACGAGCTGCCCTCTCTCATTTTTATAATAGTTGTGCTTGCGCAGCGGCTTCACGTCGATCACGCTGCCGCGTCCCCAGAGCTTCCCAATTTCTTCCTCCGGCACGCCGTCCGAGATCATGTGCAGGTGGAAGCGCCCCGTGTGCTTGCCCTTGCCGTACACCAGATAGACCTTCGCCGCCGGATATTTATATAGTATGCGGCGGTAAAAATTGTCCCGTTCCCGCTTGCACTCCGCAACGGTATGTACTTCGCTGTCCAGATCAAAGGTCAGCGTCGAATAAAGCGAGGCGGGCGAGAAGTTCGCATTGATCAGCCGCTCATTTTTCTTCCTGCTGATCGCCTCGCGGTGCGCAGCCCGGTCTTCTTCGTTTTCAAATCGCGGCTTTCTCGGCTTCGCCGTCCTGATGTCCGCGCTGTCTCCGATGTTGTATATGATCTGCTCGCAAACCGCGCCGCAGAAGATCCTCTGCTTCACTCTGCGCATCCCCGCTCACCCTTTCACCCTTTTTCTTCCGGTTCAAAGCAGCGCCGGTCGTCCGGCGCTCCGTTCAGCCGTCATGTTCCTCTCTCGCCCCGTGGATCAACCCCCAGCGCACCCGGAAGCCCTTTTATGCCCTCAACGCCGACCTCGATCCCAATAGCTTTCGCCCAACTAATGAGCTTCCCGCCGCACGCATCCGGGTTCGGCTCAATTCCCAGAACTCCGGCACTCATCAGCACATCAGCCCATTCGTCAGCCAGCATCGGCCGCAGCTTTTCTTTTATGCTTAGTGGACACTTCATGAGCTGCACTGTCGATGACATATAGTACAACGCGATCTCGAGCTGCTCCAGCACGCCATCTTCTCCGATTTCCTGAAAAATCCGTTCTCCCAGTTCGCTTCTCATCGAACCCGCGATCCCATTGTCACCCCACTTCCCATGCACCACCGGCACAACGTCGGCGGCGGGCAATGATAAAATCTCACTTGCGATGCAATCCGCCAGTCCAGTATGCCGTCCCAATGCAGATCCGTTCGCAAGCCCGTACTTTTCGGCGATTTTAACCGCATCTGTGCGCTTGATGTAATCAGTCATAATCCATATACTCCCTTCCGATTCTGTTTTGCATTTCATACGGCAGTGCAAGCAGCGGCGTGCATCTACTCAATATCTCTGCTTTCAAAAGCCGCTCCGCCTGCCGCTTGGTCAGCCGCCGCTCTCGCTTCTTCGGCGGCAGCTCGCCTTTTGCCGCCGCAATAGCGGTCGGGTTGTGCTTATGTTGACCCATCGGTTACCCTCCTGTTCCAAGCCTCTTTCGCTTCCAACCTCGTTGTGAGCGGATTTGTGACGATAAACGCGCCGCCGCACTGCTTGCATTTTATCGATTGCGTTTCTCCCAAAAACGCCGCTTCTCCGCCGCAGAACGGGCACGGCTTTAACTTATCCATCCAGCACCTCCACATTTGCTTTTTCCAGCAGATCGTCCAGTCCATCATCGTCACTGGAACCAACAAAGTCCTCGTTCTCGTCGTAGTACAAGTATGCGGTGTATGGCCTAGCCTCAATTCCGGTGTATTTCCGGAGCAGGTCGTGTGCCTCTTCAACGCCAAACGTGCAGGCTTCTTCGAGTTCCGCCCGTTGGGCTTTGGTTATGCTCCTATTCATCCTTCTTGCCCTCCATTTCCGCCAGCGCCTTTTCGGCTTCTTCCCGCGTCAGGAATACGGTTTTTCCAAATCCTTTTAGCGATACGCCATACTCCCGCCCTCTGGC